CAAAAGGTTAGAGCAACTTCAAACTTCTAACACGAAAACCAATAATCTTTGGAAACCACAACCAGGAAAACAAGTAGTCCGAATCGTGCCTTATCAACACAATAAAGAGAATCCTTTTCAGGAACTTTTCTTTCATTATGATTTAGGTGGCAAGACTTATTTGTCTCCGATAACATTTGGTCGTCCTGACCCAATCGAAGAGTTTGCACAAAAACTTCGTTCAAGTGGTAACAAAGATGATTATCAGATAGCAAAGAAACTCATGGCTAAAATGAGAACATTTGCACCTGTAATAGTTCGTGGTGAAGAAAGCGAAGGTGTTCGATTTTGGGGCTTTGGTAAAATGGTTTATCAAGAGCTTCTATCTGTAATAGCAGACCCTGATTATGGTGACATCACAGATTCAATGAATGGTCGTGATGTAACGGTAGAATTTATTTCTGCTGAAGAAGCAGGAAAGAACTTTCCTGTTACTAACATAAGGGTCAAGCCTAATCAAAATCCAATCACAGAAGATGATAAGATGCTTGATAAAATGTTGAATGAACAACCAAACATTCAAGAAATGTATCAAGAGAAGACCTATGAAGAACTTACTGAAGTTCTTAATACTTGGTTGACTCCATCTGAAGAAGAGGGTAATGATAAAGGCGATTCGGTGACAACTGAAGTTCTTTCCAAGAAAACGGTTAAAGACACTTCAGAAGCGTTCGACCAACTCTTCAATAAGTAATACAACGTAAACAGAAACTCGGGGCGGGCATAAGTTCGCCCCATTCGAATAGGAGTTATAGTATGTCTAATACTAAAGACGGGTTAGAGGGTCTTTTGGCCGACACCCTAAACAAAAAATTTAGCAATCAAAAAGTAGCTTACTTTCTTGATGGTAGTGATACAACACCCACAGATATTAGAGAATTTTTATCTACAGGTTCGAGTATATTAGATTTAGCAATATCTAATAGACCAAATGGTGGTATAGCTGTTGGAAGGATTACAGAAATTAATGGTTTAGAGTCAAGTGGTAAATCATTACTCGGTGCACATATACTTGCAGAAACTCAAAAGAAAGATGGTGTAGCAGTTTATATAGATACTGAAACAGCAGTTAGTGAAGACTTTTTACAAGTTATCGGTGTAGATAGTAGTAAAATGTTATATCTTCATCTTGAAACGGTAGAAGACATATTTGAAGCTATTGAAGAGATTGTGACTAAAGTTCGTGAAAGTGATAAGAATAGATTAGTAACAATATTAGTTGATTCAGTAGCTGCGGCATCTACTAAATTTGAAATGGAAGCTGATTTTGATAAAGATGGATATGCTACACACAAAGCAATCATCATATCTAAAGCACTTCGTAAAATTACTCAAATGATAGGTAGACAACGTGTAGCACTTGTATTTACTAATCAGTTAAGACAAAAACTTGGTGTTATGTTTGGTGACCCTTATACAACATCAGGCGGTAAAGCATTGCCTTTTCACGCTTCAACTCGTATTAGATTGAAGAACAAAGGTCAGATTAAAGATACAAAAAAGAATACAATCGGAATGACTATAACATCACAAGTTATCAAGAATAGATTAGGCCCGCCTTTGAGACGCGCAGACTTTCCTTTATACTTCGATAGAGGTATAGATGATAAATCATCTTGGTTACAAGTTATGAAAGAATATAAACTTCTTAAACAAACAGGCGCTTGGTATACTATAGAACACGAAGGTGAAGATATCAAATTTCAATCAAAAGATTTTGAGTCTATTCTTGAAAAACACGATGGCTTAGCAGATGTGTTGTATGAAAAAATTTGTAGTGTCTTGATTCTTAAATATGATACTTCAGCTCTTGGATTGGATGATGTTGTAGAAACTGATGAACCTGCGGACGAGTTATAATGAAGATATTGATTACAGGCGGTGCTGGTTTTATAGGTACTAATTTAATTAGTAAGATACTCAAAGAACAACCTGAAGCGTATATTCAAGTATTAGATAACTTTTCAACAGGTTATCATCATAATAGAATCGATAGCGACAGAGTTATATATCACGAGTTTGATGTTGCAGACTATTTCTTTCAACAACGTATAGATGATATTGTATTAGGGGATGACTCAGAAGGTACGCCTGACATAATATATCATCTTGCGGCATTAGCGAGAATACAGCCTTCATTTGATGAACCGATGAATACATTTTCATCTAACACAATCGGTACACAAAATATATTAGAATGGGCTAGGATGAGAGGCAATATACCTGTTGTTTATGCTGGCTCAAGTTCTACTCATGGTGACCACTTTGCTAATCCATATACTTTTTATAAGTACAATGGTGAGTTGTTGTGTGAGTTATATTCTAAAGTGTATGATTTGCCTACTATTATAACAAGATTTTATAATGTATATGGTGATTATATGATTCCTTCAGGTAGTGCATATGCTACGGTTGTTGCAGTATTCGATGAATTGAAAGAACTCGGCAAGCCTTTAACGGTTACAAACAATGGTGAACAAAGAAGAGACTTTACTCACGTATTAGATATATGTAGTGCTTTGATTGCTTGTCAAGGACGTAGTGATTTGAGAGCAGAGTACTTTGAATTAGGAACAGGTAAAAACTACAGCATAAATGAACTTGTTAAATTGTACAAATCTGATAGTGTAAATATAGGACCAAGACCCGGAGAAATGGATGTTACATTATGTGAAGACATTAATGCACACAAACTTTTAGGATGGATACCTGAACATTCACTTGAAGATTACATAGCACAAAAAGTAAAGGAATACGATGAAAAAACGATACCTAAGTCTGTTTGACGAAATAAAAAATAACCCGTCAAAACCAACAGAGTTAAATGACCATGTGTTAGTAATAGATGGTCTAAATAACTTTATCAGATGCTTTAGTGCTATTCCTATGATGAGTGACAATGGTTATCACGTAGGGGGGATGATAGGATTCTTGAGGTCGTTGAGTTATGTAATAAGACTTATACAACCTACAAGAATCCTAATAGTCTTCGATGGTAAAGGTGGTTCACAGAAACGAAGAAAACTCTACCCTGAATACAAAGCAAACCGTGCTTTTAAATCTAAACTAAATCGTAAAGTAGAGTTTACTAAAGATGGCGGTGAAAGACAATCTATGATACAACAGATGTCAAGATTGATGGAGTACTTAGAATGTTTACCTGTACAAACTTTTTCTCTTGACAATATGGAGGCAGATGATGTAATTTCATACGTAGCAAACAAAGGAAATTTCAGCCGTTGTACTATAATGTCTACAGACAAAGACTTTCTACAATTAGTAGATGACAGAATAAATGTTTATAGCCCTTCAAAGAAGAAGTTGTACACTACTGAAACTTTAATGGAAGAGTATGATATACATCCTGAAAACTTCTTGATGTACAGAATGGTTGATGGTGATAAATCTGATAATATTCCAGGTGTACGAGGCATCGGATTGAAAACGTTAATGAAGATATGTCCTGAAATGGCTACTGAACCTGTTTCATTAAAAGAATTGGTTAGTAGAGATAACAGGTTATCAGATAATTTAGACATTTTAAAAAGAAATTTTGAATTAATGGATTTGAGAGAGATAATTATAAGTGGCAGTGCGAAACAAAAAATTCTTGATTTTGTTGACAATCGGCCACATCACTTAAATAGTTATAAATTTCGACAAATGTATATTGAAGACGGATTTTCTAATGAGATAAAAAACTTAGAAGTGTGGTTACGTGAAAGTTGGGCTTCATTAGATATTCTTACGAGAAATGGGTAGAAAAATAAAATATAAAACAGACGAAGAACGAAGAGCCGCTCAATTAAAGTGGTCTCAAAACTATTATTTAAAAAATAGGCATAGAGTTTTGGATAAAGCAAGACAACGATATCAAAGTAAAAAAAATCAAAAATTAAAAAAGGAACTTTATGGCGAATAAAGAAAACTTAAATCAATATAGCCCTACGTTTCAATCGAAAGTAGTGTCTTCTTTATTAAGTGACAATACATTCACAGCACAAATTTCTGATATTATGAATCCTGACTATTTTGAATCAGATTCAAATAAGTTTTTAGTAAAGACTATAATGGCATATTTTATAGAGTATAAAAATGTCCCTACACTTGAAGTATTAAAAGTTAAAACAGATGAAATAGGTAACGATGTTTTAAAAGTAGCAGTAGTAGAAAGTTTAAAAGAATCTTGGCGACATATAGAAGCTACAGATTTAGAATTTGTTAAAGAACAAGTACTTGGATTTTGTAAAAATCAAACATTAAAAAATGCTATTATAGAGAGTGTAGATTTACTTGAAGGTAAAGATTATGATAGTATAAAAAGAATTATAGATGATGCTTTAAGAGCAGGTACTGATAGAAATCTTGGACACGAGTATTTAATTTCACTTGAAGAGAGATTGAATCAATCAGCACGTGATACGGTAAAAACAGGTTGGGATACTATTGATGAAGTTATGGATGGTGGATTGGCAGGCGGAGAGTTAGGTGTTGTTGTAGCACCCGCAGGTATCGGTAAGTCTTGGACTCTTCAAGCATTAGGTGCTAATTGTGTTCGAGCAGGATTGAGTGTAGCACACTACACATTAGAATTAAATGCTGAGTATGTTGGTTTGAGATACGATACAATATTTTCAGGAGTCCCTACAGGAAATCTAAAGTTTTATCAAGATGATGTTCAAAAGAAATTAGATGCGATAAAAGGTTACTTACTAATAAAGTATTATCCTACAAGAACTGCTTCTGTTCAAACACTCGCGGCACATATTAAACAAATGGAATTACAAGGAAAACTTCCTGATATGATTATTGTAGATTATGCTGATATATTAAAGCCGATAGGTAACTTTACAGAAAGACGACATCAACTTGGTAACATATATGAAGACTTGAGAGGCATGGCAGGAGAATTTGG